ATTAATAATCCAATGGCAGCTACAACTCCGGCTATAATACCTATAAGTGGGGCTAATCCTATACTTAATGCTCCTGCAATGGAAACCAGGCTACCAATCGCGGATATAACCACACCTATAACCATAATTAACGGTCCCATAGCTGCTGCTATACCAGCGATAATGAGAACGACTTTCTTCCCTTGTGGGCCTAGATTGTTAAACCAATCGACTAATTCACGGAACTTATTTGTAAGTTGTGTTGCAATAGGCGCTAAGGTTTTCCCTAATTTAGCCATTGATTGTTGGAAGTTTGCTTGGCTTTTACGGGATTCTACAAGCTCTTTATTGTTCTCACGGTATTTTTTATTTACATCGGAAAGACCTGTTTCCGCTAATGTCTGAAGTACATAGTTTTGAGCATTACCGTTTTCTGCTGCTTTCGCTAAACCTTCGTTAAATTTATCTAAATCCATTCCCATACGCTCTAGGATTTCAGCAAATGGCCCGATCGCTTTACCTGTCGCTAATGTTTCTTGCAATCCATCAGCCATACCTTCTATTTTCATGGTGTCAGGGAATTTAACTACCGCACCACTTAACGCATTGACCGCTTGAGTCATACCTTCTTCATCAAATCCAGCAGCCATTAAGTTCGAGAGAGCTTCAACGTTTGCGTTGGCATCCTCATTGACTCCTGATAGTTCAGTAAGACGTTTTTTCATTTTATCTGTGCTTAATTGAGCGTTTTCAGCGTTGGTTTCGAGTCGCGCTAATGTTTCTCGGAATTCCTCTGTACTTTCCGTAACAGCAAACATACCACCAATAATAGGCGCTGTCATAGATCCAGTCATAGTACCGCCTACGTTCTTAGCACTTGAACCGATACCCTTCATCTTACTGCCCGTTTCTTTGGCAGCACGACCGAAATTTTTCATTTTACTTGTGGAGTCTTGGAGTTTCTGTTCAAAGTGGTCGAGTTTGCTCTCCGTTTCAACGATTTCTCTCTGGAAGGCATTATACTGTTGAGCATCAATCTTACCTTCTTTGAATTGCTTATCTACGTCTTTTTTCGCTTCTTGAAGTTGTTCTAATTTATCTGATGTATTTTCAACTTGATCTGCGAGAAGCTTTTGCTTCTGTGCGATAAGATCACTGTTACCAGGATTAAACTTTAATAATTTATCAACGTCTTTAAGTTCCGATTGTAAATCTCGGCTCCGTTTATTGACTCCTTTGAGCGCTTTATCTAATCCTTTGGTTTCACCATCAAGTTCAATCGTAATACCTTTAATTCGTTTGGCCATGACTTCACCTCCTTAGAACGCATCGAAGTCTGACTGTTTGGCTTGTCGTTTTTGTTCTTTGTCTGGATTCTTTTGATCAACGTATTCCTCAATGTAATCCAGGCACATACCTATGGTCATGATCTCTAAATCGTCATAATTAAGACCGCATTCTTTGACCATAAATAAAAAAGAGTCAGTGGTGATTGGATCACCGCCCGACTCTTGATTGTCTATTTTTTTTTAGATTGTAAGGACTGTGTGAGCAAGTCTTGTAATTCAGGCAATATTTCAAACAATGGGAATTCATCGAATGTATCAAGCCATTCTAAAGGTTCTGGAATGGAATTATCCGCTGTTTTAGCCATTACCCAGCAGATATTATAGAACACTTCCATGTCTAAAGTTTTTAGGTCCTCATACGTAGGATCCCCTTTAATACGTGTTAAGCTTTCCATTTTCATGAGGTCTGTGAAATAGTCACTGCCAAACTGCTTTTTATACCGCAAGGGAGTGGATCCTTTTGATTCAAACTTAATTTGCTTACCATCAATCGTTAATGTCTTTTCCAATTAGGTCACCCTCCTATGCAGTTGTGAAGTTCGTTACACTATTTTGTTCTAGGCTATTGCCTGCAAGGTCTTTGACATTCTTGGTAGCAATCGCTGTGTAATCTGTAGCAGCTGCAAGGTCAGAATCAGGTGTGAGTGTAACTTCTGTCTGATCGGAATTAACTGATAACGTACCTGCAACCTCAACACCTGCGTCATCGTTAAGGAAGAAGTTAGCTCCTGTTACATCAGCTTGACGGATCGCTTCAGAGAACGTCCATACAATAGTAGTAGATACTGCTACTGATGTATCGCTATCTGCTGGACTTACTGTTACAGTTGGTGGTGTAGTGTCAGCGTTACGTTCGTAAACCGCATTGTACCAACCATCGTAAACCTCTTGCGATGTATTTACGGTTGTTTTTGTTTTTACCGCTTTATCTGTTTCACGTGGGCTAGAGATAAATGTTAACTCATTCGGGTTAGGTTCTACAGAACTTGTTTTCGTTGAAGAAGAAACAGTTGGACGATTAGCTGTGCAATTATACAGAACATGACGAACAGCTTTCTTATCTCCGTCAAATTCAAACATGATAGCGAAGTTTTTCGGTTTTGCATTCGCTTTCTCGGTTAGTACACCGTCAGTAGCATCTTTTTCTTCACCTAACACCTCTACCGAGAACTGTTCAGGGATGTTCGCTATAGATAAGGTGCCGTCGTACCCTTGGTTGTTTGATGCTGAATAGAAAAGCATATCATCAGCATAAAATTCTGTCATATCCCCACGTGGTTCTAATGATACTTCCACGCCACCAGGAACAGGGAAAGGAGTATCATACGAAATAACCCCATTAGATACAGTCAGAGGTGCTACATGTACATTTTTTAAGCCGAATGTGACTTTGTTATCCATCTATATCACTCCAATTTCATAAATTCTTTGAAATAATTGTTCAGTTTCTATCCATGTTTCGGTTACATCCCAAATAATTTCGTTATCTTTGAATATATCTTCAAGTGTTTTCTCCACTGTCTTATCTTTTATCGTAGTGTATAACTCGACTTGAGCATTATCTATTTTTGCATATACTTCGTTATCTGCATGAAAGTTAGACGAGAAAGCGACTAGATAGGTGATATAAGGGGGACTTTGGGGCTTCTTGAAATGCGAATAAACTACTGGATATCCTGTTGTGTCTAAAATGCTTTTTAATTCATCTAGTGTCACCCTCTAATCACCCTTTCTACTCTTGCTACATATTCATCAATCGCTTCTTGCTCCGCTGGACGAATGTGAGGATCACCTGACACCCGACCACCATTTTGTTTTGCATGGCCATATTCCAGTAAGTGTGTTATTTGATAATTCGTTTTATTGTGAACGACATAAGAGCTTCCGACCTTCTTAGCTCTCCACCCTTTTGCGTATTCGCCTGATAATTTAGGACTACTTACTTTAAGTTTCTTAACAGCAGCCTTAGCCACTTCTTTTTTTGCTGATTCTAGACCTTCAGTTACATCTTCTGTATAGTCAGACAATGCTTTTGCAATCTCTTTTGAAATATCATCCATCAGCAAGCACCTTCTCGCATGTCAGGCGCATCTTTTCACCATTCTTTTGTGTGCGAATAATACGGTACTCTTCACCTTCATGCGTGAGTTTCGTTTCATTCTGATATTCAAAGGAATAAATCTCGAATTGTTTTTCAGCTTTTAAACCTTGAGCAGCTGCATCATAAAATTCAGATGAACTAACACCAAACTCATTTGCAAATATGGTTCGTGGTGTTTCGGTTTCAATCTGGTTACCTAGTGGATCTGTTGTGTACGTTACAGTTAGTAGATCAATAATTTCATTGTATCGCATTGTAATCACCAGCTAAGCTTAAGTGTTGTTTAAGCATTTCATATGATCGTTGAAAGCGTTCAGCATCTGGATTGTCGTAACCAAATTGCGCTTTGCAATAGGTTGTGATTGCACGTTTAATAAGAGCGTCTTGTTCATCGTTCGTTTTGGTAGAAGAAACGCCCGACTGTTGTAAATCCAGTCGAGCGCCATCTATTAAGTCTTGTACTTCTGTATCAAAGGCTGTGTTAGAAGCACTAATACGAAGTGCTTTTTTTACATCTTCTAGCATTATTCCTCAGCCTTTTCTAACTCTTCTTGAGCCTTTAATGCTTCTTCTTTCCCTTGAACCTTTTCACCATTTGAAAGTAAAAAGTTTGGGCCTCCAGCATGTTTAGGGAACTCTGATTTTTCCCCTTCTTCATTTTCCTGTTGAGAAGGTGGTTTTTCTCCTGAATTATCCTCTTCGTTCACTTGTGGAGGTTGATCATCTACTGGATTATCTTCTTCATTCTCTTCCTGAGAACGCTGATAATCTTGCTTTCCTTCCAAGAAACCTTTTTCAACTAAAAAAGCGACTCTCTCGTCATCTTCATGACTATAAGAATCGCCTTCGTTATATGAATTGTTGCTTACTTTATCAATAAAAGGTCGAATAACTTTATAATTCATCTAATCCCTCCTTATACTGTTGGAGCTTTCTTCACTCGTAGGAAACCGTTTTGTGCCACAACGTTTCCTCCAGCAAATACCGAACCACGGTGTGCAATCATACCTTCTTTAAACTTCACATCGTCAGAACGCTTTACGTCTGTTTTAGAGAATACAGCCATTTCATAGTTAGAAAGTGGACCATATGCCATCAGGTAAGCACCATCAGCAGCAGTCGCTAACGTTCCTGCAGAACTATTAATGATGTACTGAACACCGTTAATTGTTCCAGTGTTACCGTTGTTTACAACGTCATAGTATTTACGTCCGTTACCATCCTTAACTTGGGCGAATGCACGTAGATCCGCTTTAGAGAGGATTAGTACAGCTTCGTCTTCTACATCTTCATCTCCACCGTAAGAGTAGATAATATTGTCAAGCGTATCAGAATCAATAGCAGAAATTTCAATATCGGTTGCAGGGTTAATTGCAGCTGCATTAGAAGAGAAAATCCCTGTGAATTCACCAGCATTTCCGGAACCAACAAGAATCTCTTTTGTAATCTTCTTGCGTAGTGCCTTACGTACACCTTGAATTGTACGCTGTGCGTAGTTAGCGCGTGGCAGTTTTAATACTTCCTCTGTGATCTCGTTATAAGCAGTTACTTTAGTTTTATTAATTGTTGCATAACCAAACTCTTGCGTAACATCAAAGTACGGATCACCCTCAACAGTGTAGTTACCTTCACCATGAGATACTTCGTAAGGTGCTTCATAAGATTCTCCGCCGTCTAGAGGTACCATGTTTACACGATCAACAAGAGTAGATACTTGGTTGAATGTATTTTTGATTGAAGATTTGTCATGGTCAGGTGTCACTAAGTCGCCGCTTGATACGGTAACAGCACGTTTATCATACAGATCTTCACCACGTTCTTCCCAATTAATCTCTTCTGCATTTTCACGCTGTTCTTCTTGACCAGAGTTGAATGTTTCAATGTGGCGAGCTTCCGCATTACCATTGTTCAAATCTTCAGTTTCTTGACGAAGGCGATCTCGTGTTTCAAGTTCCTTCTTTTCTTCCTTCAATTCTCGTACCTCTTGTTCTAAATCTTCATAAGATGTATTACCTCTTTTTTCAGCATCATCAAGCATGGAACGGATTTCTTCTAAACGTTCATTGATTTCTTGTAATCGATTCATATATGAACTCCTCCTACAGATTTATTAAAGCTTTAATTTTTGCTTTTTGTTCTTTTTCTTGATTTCTCATTTCCTCTACTCTTTCTTTTAAAGGATCATAACCCCTAGCGCTTACCTCTGAGTCAGGATAAGCTGGGAAAGCTACAGCGCTAACTTCCAACAGCTTTGCTTTTTTGATAGTTCGTAAAACCATGTCATCATCTGGTTCTTGAACTTCATCATCCTCTACTTTAAAACCAAAACTAACTCCATCTACATCACCACGTTTGATTGTTTTATAGGTGTCATCACCTAAAGTGGTATCAGGTAAATCAAGTTCAAACCTCAATCCTACTTCATCCTCATGTAAACGCAGCGTATTATTCTTAGTACGACCTAATACCTTGGATGTGTCGTGAGACCATAGAAAACGTTGGTCATCATTATTTAGTGATTCCACAAAAGCTCCCTTTTTGAATTGCTCACGAAACTTAAAGAAAAAGCCTAGCACATGAGAACGCTTTTCCCATTTAACTGCATAACCACTAACTGTGCGATTCCCTTCTTCATCTTCTCTTATTTCAATCTTCTCAGTTGTCAGTTCCCTCAGTTCCGTTTTGTCCTTGTTTTCCATTATTCTCACCCCCTTTGACTTCTGCCATATCAAGGCGACGTACAGGTTCATCTCCACCCTTGATAGGAGGAAGATTTAAAATCCTACGCCACTCATTTGGAGTCATGGAACCACGATCAACCATGCGTTCTAAACCTAACTTCGTATTCATCGAAGCATACTGAAGACTTGAAGATTCAAAGATAACCCTGTTACCTCTTAACCTCATTCTCTTTGAAAATATCTTTCTTGTGTATTCTCCAGACAACTGCATAGCTATTGGTTCAATAACCGATTCATAATAAGCGTTCCATTGATCTTCGTCGTATTTACTTTGAACAATATCTTCATTGGTATTAAAGAAATTATAGATTCGATTGGTAGTGTTCCTGGTTTGCTTATCATCAGGTACATAACTTTCCGGCTTAACTCGTTCCAGTTCGTAGCGTGGATCAGAAGGAACAGCTCCCCCTTTACTTTCCACATTAAGATAATCGTTTGTGAATTCTTCTATTTGCATTCGTTTATCATCAGGTTTCAACACGCTGTTAAACTTCATAATCCACTTAATTACCGCGCTATTCTTAATGGCCTTCATCATGCCCTGGTCAATTGTTGTTACAACTTCCATTAAGTCCGCTAATGCAGGTTGTGGACTATCCCCGAATAAGTTATTTTCATTGAAGTCTTGTCGAAGGTGAATAACATCGACATAAGGAACAACCATTTCAGAACCATCAGCAAAATGGAACTTTAAATACATATCTCCTAATGGTCCTTCTAACATATCTACACTTACCGCTGGAACTGGATAAATTTCTTTCGGTTGATAAGTTTCGTTATCACGTTTAATAATAGCGAACGCATTGTTATTAAGCTCTAATTGCGTTGCCATTTTTTCTTGCAACAATTGTCCACTCATTAAAGGGTTCGGATCCTCTAATAGCATTTGCAATTGTTTATCAGGATTTGTCTGTAACCCTTTTGAGCTATCCCGAACATGCTGAGCTACTAACTTACCAATAGCTCTTACTTTAGGTTTGATACAAGCACGAACAATATCGCTCTTGTAAATGCTCCCATTCCACGAATAGAAACCATCGCCCATGTCGTTAATGAGCTTAAATTTAGTCGTTGTTTGTGGTTCGTTTAATTTCTTCCCAAACATCCAATCGAAAACCCCTATGATCATCACCCCCTTAGATCATGTTCTTGTAATCTTGGTATCTGTCCTGTAAAACTACATAAGCGTTCAGCATAGCAGCAGTACCATCAATTCGTTTCTTTTGTTGTTTTCCTTTGGAAGGTTGAATGTTTTCGTTCTTATCCACTTCAACGCTTGTATTTGATAAACACCATTTTGTGATTTGATTATTACCGTAGTTAATCCGTTTACTTTCTAAGTCTGCTCCCATTGATTTCATAGGACCTGACAATGTCTTTTTACCTTGGATAACAGGAATCATGGCATCCTTGCCGAATTGCATTTGCATATCCTCTACAAAATATTGAGCTGACCAATTATCATAACCGATCCAAGGGAGATAAAGATCATATTCATCTCTTAACTCCAGGAACCAATCAACTACAAATTTGTAATGTACTTTATTACCTGGTGTAGTTCTTAAGTAACCTTGCTCTTTCCATATGTCATAGGGAACACTATCTTCTGCTGCTCTTTTCTCGAGCAAGTCCTCTGGTAACCAATACATATGTTTGTAATAAATATTGTCATCGTCAGGCACTTGGAATAAAGCACACGCTGACGTTAAGTCGGTAGTTGCTGATAAGTCAACGCCACCTATACCGTAATTAGGTTTCAACTTTTTAATATCGAATGTCGCTGTGTTATCTAGTTGTTCAAATGTTAACCATGCTTCGCTAGAAGTTTCGCGAACATTAAAATCCTTTGTCAGTAAGTTTTTCACCAACAAAGGATTCGCTTTTGCTTTATTCACTTTTCGTTCGAGCTCTGATTTGTTTTTAATGGTTCCTAAGCCTGGGTTTGCTTTCGCCCAGCATTCAGGATCAGTCCATTCTTCACGTTTATCTAATTCATAAATGATAGGTAGTACATGTTCATCTTTATATCCATTTGGATCACTGTATCCATTAATTATACGTTCAGCTTCATCATACTTAATGTCAAATATTCCTTCACGAACCATACCTGCAGTCGTAGTTATTAGAGATATTGGTTGTTTTCTTGCGCTCATTCCATCGACAATTACATCATAAAGATTCTTATCTTCAATTGCGTGCAATTCATCAATAAGTGAACAATGAAGGTTTAAGCCATCTAATGTATTAGAATCGCTAGACAACGGACGGAAAGAACCGTCATTAAAATCAGTTAGCAATTCAGCTACTAAGGATCGCGTTCTTTTGCGTAACTCCGGGGATTTCTTAATCATTCTTTTTGCTTCTAACCAGATGATCTTGGACTGATCTTTTTTGGTTGCAGCACTAACTACTTCTGGACCCAATTCACCATCAGCCGTTAACATGTATAACCCAACAGCCGAACCCCATGCTGATTTACCGTTTTTACGTGCAACGATAAGAATGAATTCTCTAAACTTCCTGGTCTCTTCGGTTTTATGAATGAAACCAAACAACGCAGCAGTACCAGCTTTTTGCCATAACTCTAAAATGAAGGGTTGTCCACCCATTTCCCCCTTAGAGTGTCTACAAAAATTTTCGATGAATTCGATTGCGTGATTAGCACGTGTTGGATTGTACTCATAAACAGAATCCTCATTGTGAATATCATCAATTAGCTTTTTGTAAACGCGCCTTACCTTATCGCTTACAACTTCTTCGCCGCTTTCGATTTTATTCCAGTATTCAATTATGGGGTTATAGGTTAACGGATACTGTCTCATCGTTTCGCCACGAATCTATCAAATCCGTCATCATCTGGTTTCGGCTGATCTTTAGGTAACAAGCTGAATATTTCCTTGCTGACTGTTGCGTATCTCTGGATCATAGTGTTGTAAGTTTTAACAGTAGGACTTTCACGCAATATGGTGTAATCGCCCTGATCCATTTCATCTACAGCACCATTAACAATGATGTCATCTTTTAATTCCTTCAAGGTCACTCTCATGAATGCTGCTTCATGCATTAACCCTTCAGCAGTATCCAATCGATTTTTCTCAAGGTCGAATTTCTTCAACGTTCTTCGAAGCCTGTTGAACTCTTTTTTTATTTCCTTTTCTTTGAGCTCCTTTTCAGAGAGCTGTTCATCTTTACTCAAATTATCACCTTCTTTGAGGGGGAGGGGGTTATGCGAAAATGACCTGTGTATTACACGAAGCTCCCCCCTCGGTCCCTAAACGGTAGGGTATTTAATTATTTTAAGGGGGGGACTGCGCTTTTCTTTCGTAATGTTTCTTGCATTTCTTTAGCTGTTATTGTTTCTTGCTTTTCGCATCCTCTAATATTTTTAATTACTGTCCGATCATTCTTGTCATAAAAATCTAATGTGAAGTTATGAACTCCTTGCTTAACATGTTCTGTTTTAGTAAGCCATTCATAATTAATATGATGTCTGCCTTCTAAAGATTTACCTTTGTACATTACTCTAGGAACACTATCCATATCATCCACTTCAATGACCAATAAAGGTTGATTCTTTTTATTTTTATTTAATAAATTCCTGATTTTTGATAACACCTTGGCTACCTCCTCACTAAATTACCTGTAGCATCAAACATCACATCATCACGTATTGGATCATGCTTACCGAATGTCTTTCTGTTGTGACATGGTGTGCAAAGATATTGTAGATTCTCATGGTTCAATGTAATATCTGGATCACCTATATTCTCAGGTGTGATCTCTTCAATGTGGTCAACAATGTAACCAGGCTTACTACAATGTTCACACAACCCATGTACTTTCTTGATATATGACTGTCTGCATTTCTTCCAGGCAGTAGATTTGTAGAAGCTCTTTGCATATTCCTTAGCCATGCGATCACTCCATATCTCCTAACAAAGCATCCATGCGCTATATCCGTCTTACTAGATGCCCTGTAAGCAAATATGAATAAAAGGCACCCAGTTGAACGAGCGCCTTTTGGTATTGAATCACTCGTAAATTACGATTTTCGCTTTACCTTTATGATGGAAGTTGTATGTTCCACTAATTGAACTACTTTGTACTTTTAAGCTCACCATACCGCCATCAAATACATCATATTCCTCTTTTACTTTCCCGTAATTCAGTTCAGTTTTAATAGACTCGATCAGTTCGCCTATTTCCTTATGACATTGAAACCCCTGATCATTCAAGTGTCGTAATTCCCTCAACATCTCCAACTTCTTCAAATAACTATCCATCTTCATCATCCTCCTCTAAATATTTAATCCTCTTCACTATATAGGTGGCAACTCCCCTATAAAATTCCCTTCAATACATAATGTGTAGTATAAACCCAAACGCATAATCCCTTGTGGCTCTAAGTCGCATAAACTTTTTAAAAAATAATTCCACACTTCAAAACTTATAAGGAATTGTATAGTAAATTAGATCTTTAACTTCAATAATGCATCGTCTAAGATGTCTTGGTTAATGCCGATATACCTTAACGTGATCTCTTGGCTCGAGTGGTTGAATAGCTTCTGGAGTAATGCTACATCCTTAGTTTGCTTGTAGTAATGATACCCCATCGTTTTCCTCATCGTATGCGTTCCAATGTCTTTAAGATTGAATTCATGTGCTGCCTTTCTCAATATCTTATATGCAGCTGATCGACTAATAGGTTTGTTGTGCCCCTTTTGGCTTTTAAAGATATAATGGTGATCTGCTTTTTCCTCAACGTAAGAACGTAATTCCCTCCCTAATTGCGGAGACATTCTAACCTTTCTCTCTTTTCTTGTCTTTTGTTCAGTTAGCTTAATATGTGTACCTCGAACATCTCCAGCTTTCAGGCTTAATATATCCCCGATTCTTAACCCTGTACTAATGCCTAAATAAAACATGAGATAGTCACGTTCATTTCGATCACGCAGGTACTTCTTAATCTTCTCAATCTTTTCAACCTCCCGGATCGGCTCAACTGTGTTCATTAGCATTTGCCCCCTCTCTCCATAGAGCAACTTTCTTTTTGGCATTCGCTATTTGATTTTCAACTGTTTTATTGGATATGGATAATTCATATGCTATCTCGTCTATAGAATAAAGGCCTACAACACTGAGCTCATATACTTCTTTTTCTCTAACAGACAGTTCACACAATGCGTCCTTGATGAGGTTGTCATGATCTTCAACTACAACCCCTTCATCTTCTGGCAATCTCTGAAACTGTTGCATTTTAGATACTCTATACTGATCTACCTCTTCTGGATCCCACGTAAAAGTTCTTTGTTCGTATCCTTTTCGTTCTGCTCCTCTTCTGTTTCCAGGACGACGACCTGATCTTAACCAATCAAGCACATAATT